TGCAATGTCGAAAATACCCTTCATAATTTGAATGAGGATTTTTTGCCGTTCTTTTTGCCAATATTTCGCAACTTGAGAAGTAATCTGTTTCATCGGATCTGCGCCACTATTGAAATCACGAATGAAATCCCTGTCTTTCCAGGAATTCGCACGTCCGTAAACAACACCGGTTTGCGACTTACCGGAAACTTCGTTGATCACAATATCAGTGTCACCGTCATAGTTTACCGGATCGCCGCCAATGAGAGCATAGAAAGGAATGGTGTAAATATCAGAACCATTCGCAATCAGTTTCCGAATTTCTTCGTTGTTCTGTACGGCCCCGCTTTCCAGCATTGCTGTAAGCGTAGGGTCTTTTTCGTTTTGCCATAAATACAGAAACAACTCCGGATCATATGGGAAATTCAGATAATTGGCCATATTTCAACAACTCCTTTACAACTCAATATTCAAGATTTCTTTCCAGTTTGGGTTCTTTTGAATGAACTCCAATTGTTCTTTAGATGACATTTTATCGAACTGCTCTTTCGTAATCAGTCCTCCCGGGTCTCCGGCGGGAGGCTTCGGTGTATCCTTGAGCAGTTCAGCTTTTACTGCTTGCTCCACGGCTTTCTTTTGAGCGTTAATCACATCAATTATTGTTCTTGCTCTTGCTGCTGTCACTTCTTCGTTTTCTGTTACAATAACTTCGAGTAAAGAAGTATACTCTTTTTCTTTCAGTCCCGATTCAACAAAAATTTCTTTCGCCTTCAGTTTTGCAAGCTCTTTGGCATACTGCTTTTTCATTTCTTCGGTTCTTTGTTTTTCAAGATTTAAAAGCTCTTCAGCACTCATGTTTTGTTCTTGCAGTTCTTTAAGCTTTTTCTTAACTGAAGCGAGTTCAGAAGCGGTTTTGTCAAAAACTTCCTTACTCACAGATTTCGGTAATGCTTCGGGATCAACAAAATTTTTGGAAGCTAAAGCTGTATTAATTTCATCAAGTGTCATACCCTCTTTATAAGCATCACCAAGCAAATCTTTTAAACTAGCCATTATTCTCAACCTCCTGCGTTTTTAGGTGTTCTCTCACCATAATTTTGCGCCTTTTATTGTTGCTTCTCCCCAACAAACCTCATCGATTACACTGTTTATTAAACCGGTTTTCTCCGGCTTGCGTTTTTTAACGTGCTTCTCTGCACAATATAACTAAAAGAGCACCAATCAACCGATTTTCGATTAACTGGCGCTCTTTTGGCGCTCTCTATCACTATTGATATTATTAATTGTTCCACAGCGAGGACATTTAATCTCAGCTTCTCCCTTAATTTTACCAAGAAGTTTATTACATTTCAAGCACCTAACCTCCCTCAAAGAGCATCACCTTCCTTCGAATCTGGTTTATTATTCCCTGGTGTCATTGAAGGCTCTGCCTGTTTCCACTTATCAAAATATTCTTCGGAATCCTGATACACTTGCTCTGGATCGCTGAACAAACCACAAACAGTAACAGCAATCTTCGGATGAACACCGGCTTCAAGCATATTTTGTAACCCTTGCGTTTTAACCAAGAGATTATCAGTTTTGTTTCGAGTAAACTTAATATCAATGTCTGTCAAATTTATATCCAGTCCTTTTTGGAGTTTGAGTATCCGCAACACCAGGCGGAGAAACTGTTTTTCAGAACTCTTAAAAATAAGCTCTGTTTGTTTCCCCCTGGCCTCCGCCGCTGTCCAACCGTCACGGTAGTAAACTGCTGTGCCAGTATCACTTGTCGATCTTGTGTTGTGATGTCTGTCCGGCATACCACAAATAATTAAAATGGTTCTGTAAAGATCGTCTTTGGTTATCTGTGTTTGAGTCTGGTCTAATTCTTGAGAAACCATATCAACATCTGCCGGCAAACCCTGTTGCCCTTTAACTTTCAACGCCCCAAGCTCTTTTAAAGCCTCAAAGGTCGATTCATCAATATCACAGTTAATAAATTTCATGAAAGATTGGATAAATTGCTCAATACCGTCCATACGATTTGAAACCAGGTTGTTTATACTATCGAGTAAGGGAAGCACCACTTCAAAAGAACCAATCCTCGAACTGTTCGCAGGATACTCAATTATAGGGATATATCCCAAAGCATGAGGTTTCTCATTTACAATTACGTCTTTCTTAACCTCAAAATACTTTGTTGGAGTGTAAATTACATAAAGAATGTCGTCTTCGGGAGTTTTAACACAGGTTACTCCCATTATAGGTTTTTTCCCAAAACCGTTATTATAAACCACAAAAGTATTTCGCGGGTCGAGAGTATCTATCTCAAAAGGAACATCGCTACCTTTTTCGGTTGGTAAAACCATACGATACGACGTTCCGGCAATATTAAACCACTCCGCTAACTCTTGATCTTTTAACGCCTTATCAGCTAAAAGCATATAATCGTTAAGATCTGGAATTTTATTTTCCCCGACGGTTTCACCCCTCCTTACATATTGGACAGGCTCACCAAAAACATAAGTTTTCTTAAACTCCACGATCTCTTGAGCATGGTTTTCCACAATCCTGTTGTTAATCTCCGGACGAATTTTCTTCGTCCTTCTTAAAATCGGCTGATTACCACGGTAATAATTATATAAATAATCGATCTCACCACTATTATTCCAATGAGTCGGAAGAACCTCTTTTAATACTTTAACAACATTATCTCTTGTGATCTCTTTCTCCGGGGAATATATAACCTCTCTGCCGAAAAAGGTTTTACTCACTCCACTCATCATAATCACCCAAATCTATAATCGGTATTTTGTAACGTATACAGTAATTTTTCTCAATCATACAACCCTTACTCATGCTTTTCTTTCCAAAAGTCCACATTTCATCGCACATATCAAGCAAGGTGAGGCAATGTTTCATTCCTTCTTCATAAGATAAGTCATGATAAAAGAAACCTGTTGCATGAAGGGGAGAGAGGAAACAAACATCAAGATGATTTTTCATTAATTTTTTGATAAGAACGGCAACTTTATCGACGTTCTCCTGTTTCCCCCCAAATTCATGACAAATATAAACCAACTTATTCATTGTATCTGTCATTTCCATCACTCCAGCGTCACCCTCACGCTCTTTTTGTTACCCCGTAAAACTATTTCCTGTAACCCGTAAGAACTAGGTAATAACTGTTGTCGTAAAGCATAACCACCGTATTGAGTCCATGCTGTTGCTTGTACTAAATTAAACGGTTTAATAGAAACTTTTTCATTACGAGCATCTATAAATAGTTTCGCGGGTTTCGTTTGAGCAATTTTATGAGCATGTCCAACAATCAAAACGTCCAGGTTGTCTATATATGCTCCGAAACGCTCATTACGATTGACACTTGCTCCGGTATAAATCCCACCGCCGGCCCCGTGAATCACACATAAGGTGTAACTGGGCCTTTTTAATCCCTCTTCCTTCCTATCACCCATTCGGATTATAATAAAAGCCGCATTATCTCTATACCTATCCTCAATGTCCAGCTTGCAACACACGTCATATAAAGGTCGATCGTCACTTTCTTTCTTGCTCCTGCGTTCATGATTACCAGGAACCACGCACAAAATCTTGTCTTTGATTTCTCTTAATTCTCTCGCCAACCACAATTTTTGCTCGAAAGGAGAAATCACTTCATCATAAACATCAGTCACAGAGCTTCTTATACCGTTATTCATCATATCGCCCTGTATCGTTATATAAGAGTTTGGCTCCTTTTTCAACCGTTTCACAAAATCACGCCAAGCGTCTAGTAAGCACTCTTCGGCTCCGATATGGAGATCAGATATAGGATAAATTTTTATATCTTTCTTATTTGGAAACTT